GAAGGCAGAGTCTCTTTCAAGGGGTCTACCTTGAGGTGATGTGTAGGGTTGTCCTTTACGCTCTTCCCCCATTACTCGTACTTCCCCTGAAGCGGTAGGTTGTGACCGCTCAATTCCTTTGCCAGCGACCCAATGGATAGCCTGCATATCGGCATTTGTGATACCCGAAAAACGGGAATCTTGAACAGACAACCTATCACGTGTTTCTGCGTACGCCCGCTCATAAGATTCATACCTTGTTTCCCCTTTGACATAGGAACCCCTGCCCCGTGGCCTGTTCGCTGAATCTAGACCACGGTCAGTTTTCCAGTCTATGCGTGAGTTTGTAATTATGTCAGCCGCCCTACCATCTATTGTGACTCGTTTAGAGCGGGGGTCTGACAAGTTGTCAGCAAAAGAGTGTGTCTTAGGAGCAGTTTCCAAGGGCAGGACATCTCTCCAGTTCTCTCCATTCAATATCCTCTGTGCTTTTACTAGGCCCCTGTCGTAGGCACCACTCAGCGAGGGTGCAACTTCTTTAAGCATTGCACCCACCTCTGGCAGACGTTTCTCTGCACCACCATCGGGCTTCCTACGAGAGGCGCTGCGCTGAATCATGTCCCAGCCCTCTTTAGGTATACTGTGTATTTCTTCCAGAGCATTGATGTTTTTGTTATCAAAGTCCATGTTAGGTGACACGGCTGCTACAATGCCAGCGCCTTGGTCCTCTGAAATGGCCGACCCACTCGTTTGGTCTTTAATTGTATGGTGCACGGCATCATACCAATTCCCACCCTCTTCAACGACTGAGTCGGGTAGGTGTAGGCCCATAGTGGTCATACGTCTTACAACAGATCCGAACTGTTGACCACTAGTTATCTTGTACGCCGCCATGCTCTACACCTTTCTTTCTGGTGTAGGGTATTTAGTCGTTTACGCGAACGGCGTTCGTGCGATTCATGTGACCACCAGAGTTGAACGAACGTTCAAAGGTAGGCATGCCATCACCGGCGACTACGCCTTCAACGAACTCACCAAGAACTGATGGTGCTTCAATCCAAGAAGCCGAGCCAACATGTGCTCGTTCTGCCATCGTTTGTTCTGCTGGTTTGTAGAGTGCGGATGGGTTGTTATGGTTTGCACGACCGGGTGCTGACGAAGTGTCAACATACGATCCGATAGCGAAGTCGTTAGGGACATCGGTATCAGTCGCTACACCTTCCTCAAAACGAAGTGATCCACGGTTGCCGGGAATATCCGGTCCAAGGGTCCGTTCAAATACGTTAGGTGTACGCTCAGGAAAGCGTGGTGCGGGTGCGACAGTTTGGTTAGGTACGTCCACGATATTGTCCTCCATAGGGAACTTGGTGTTACTTAAAGTATAGCACCTTTTAGAAGAAGGGGTTTTCCGCTACGGTCAGTGTGGGCATAATATCGTGCACAGTAAGGGAGCACGCTATGGCCAAACTGTCAGCATAATCATCAAAGGCTCCCCGCTCTTGTGGTGCCTCTGCAAGAAGGTATGGCCCCCGGTTTACACGCTCTAGATCTAGCATCTGTTGATTAAACTTCTTCCATCTCTTTGTGCGTCTTGCCTTGGAGTGCCCCGGTATAACTAGTTGTTCTCTCTGCATGAGTTCTGTCAAGTGTACCCACCTCTCATTTTGCGCTTTAGAGTCAGAGGATAGTGGCAACACCTCAATGTCTGATAATAGTAGTCCTAAGCGCTCTGCTACAGCACCCCCCACACCTTGAGCATCCACCCCTATTCGTAGTACATCATACTTGCGAACGAAGTCAACGATCTGGAAGTACTGGCTTTCCCAGTCCACGTTGTGTATTTCTAGCCAGTTTAGGACACGGTGCTCAAAGAACCCTAGTCCATCAGGATGATCCCAATCCACCCACACAGCAGTAGCCACAGTGGAGTCGTTGGATCTAGCGACGTCAATACCGATAACAATGGGGGTCCTCCACCACTCTGGGATTAGTGGCATAGATGAATCATAGAGGTGCTCTAAGCGCTCCTCTGTAACGAACATGCCCTTCTCAAGTATCCACTCATTCTTATAGGACATTCTGAACTCATCAGAGTCCTCGCCAATGCGTACACGTTCTTTAGCGATAAACTTGCCGTAATTGCCATTATACTTGGCCGCTACCTTCCAATCATACTCAAAGTGTGATTGCCTGTGTCCACGACGTTTGTTAACGTCCCTGCGCTTGTTATACTGTATGGCCTTGTAGAAGTAGGACTTATTACGAGTAGCAGTTCCCGTGAGAGTGATAGACCCATTGTTGAACGCCAGCATGGGTTTAATAGACTTGTTAATCATGAACTCGTCGGCCTCTTGGGCCTCGTCCACGATAGCAAAGTGGTAGGTCTTTGACTCAATCTTCGCTTTAGGGTTACACGTTTGCATGCGACACAGTGACCCTGAGTTCTTGAGGGACACCATTTTACCCTTACCCCGAGAACCACCGGATGCCGCTTTGTCATCAATCTCTGGATCTAGCAAGAAGCCCGTAGCGTGGTCACTAGTAAGTTTAGTAACAATACGACTGAACACGGTGTCTGCTTGGTCCTCTGTGGGTGCAAACACACCACACCAGAATCCTTTATCAAACTTGTCTAACCACAGAGGGTACACTGAGGACAGTTTGGGAAGGATCACCATTAGTGCCGCTACTACATTAGATAGTACTTCAGACTTGCCGCTTTGTCGTGTAGCGATCAGTGTTATTTCTTCACCGTCGCCCACAACGATGGACTCAATAAAACGGTAAGCGATAGGTACCTGATAAGGGAAGAACGTTATATCACAGAACTCTTCGGTAAATAGAAGTAACTTCTTAACTAACTCATCAACGAACGCTGTTGATGCCTCATCTAGTTCCGGTTCGGCAGCATGTAGATCATCAATATCAGTCGGCACATACTCTTCTGCTTCTTCTTCCAGAACCGTCATTCGTTGCGTTCCATTATCTCATCCCATATCATGGACGTCGTTTCTAAGCGCTCTGTTATAGTGTCCGCTTCCGAGTCATGATACCGCCACTGATCAAAACTCGCCCCGAGATTCATTATTTCAACATCTAACCATTCCTTCAACTGGGACGTGGTCATGTTAGTTATTCTTTGGGGTCGCTCAAAGGACCCTACATTATGTGGTTTAGCGTTTCTCCAGAACTTTACTACCATTCCCTAATGTCCTCTGGTTTGCTTGGTAGTTTTCTCGCCACCAACGAATGTAGGAGACCCTCGTCCACTGTGTAATACTTTGATTGTTTGCAAATACCTATCTGAAACGTTCGGTAAGGAAACACTAACTGTACTCCCTTGCCAGACCTCCACGGGTAATCAGTTTCTCTCATAAATGACAACTGTAACTTAAGGGCAAAGACATCAGTAGAGCGAGTGAGCCAGTACACCTTACCCACCCCCTGAACAAGGTTAAGGGTGTCACGTAAAACCAAAAACCAACTAAGCAAAAACACAAAGAGGGCAGACAACAACGTGTATCCTCGTAAGAATGGCAGTATGGGCATTAATAGTACTCCTAGTATGAGTGGGGCGTACCCCACTATCATCTTGTGCCTCATATAACTACATACCGTACATGAAAAGGTCATCTGCTTCTGTGGACGGGCTTCCATTACTTGTAAGCGGGTTAAGGGTGCTATTAATAAATCGTCCTTTTGAGACACCATCTGTACTGAACGCTTCATACACGCCCTTAGACACGTTGTCATACTTCCACTTGGTCCCTTTCTTTATGAAACGTACATAGAGGGTACCCAGACCACTGTCTGAATCATCCTCGGGGTTATTGGGGACATAACGATAGGAGTCCACACGAGTACTATTAGCGGCCACTGAGGGGTAGTGGCCTCTTGGGATATCTCCACCCTCGGCTATCGTCTTCTGTGATTGTATCTCTCTATCACGAGCGAACGTGTTAGAGGTGGAGGCCGCTGGGTGCTTACCCGACGGCTCTTCTCCTAGAGGGTCCGTGTCCCAGTTACCTGCATTCTTTTCGGGGTAAACGGCAAACGGGTTGTCTTCATCAGTCGCTGGCATCCTCAGTGGTCTCCTCTTCTTGGGCGGCTTCTAAGGCGCTTTGTAGATCCTGAAGCATAGCGGAAAGGATCACGTTTTCGTTCTGAGAAGCGCTTAAGCGGTTCTGTAGTTCGTTGATTAGTGTCTGGGGGTTAATGGACA